GCCATCTGCGGTGTGGCTTAATACTGTGGTGCTTGAGTCTGGGTCTAGCGTGTTGACCTTAATATTAAATGCATCTGCATTGACTGTGTTTGCACCCAACTGTCCACGCTTCCAACTCTTTACATTAATGTCTCCAAAGGTGAAGGATCGTGATACAAGCTTACCTGCAATTGCAGTTGTGCCGGACTCAGATGTACTGCCTATTTTTCTGCCACTATCATCTATGGAGTTTTCTTCCATTAAGTACCAACCTGTTTTGTTGCCTGCAAATAATCTGCGTCTTGTTGGATTAGATCCATGCGAGCAGATTACCCAATCATCTACATGAAATGCCACACTGCCTGACATTGCTGGGTAAGAGTCAACACTTGTCCAGGTCGATGTAAGTAGGTTAAATACGAAAATCTTGTTTGCTACTGTGGAACTACCTGTGGGTACTGCAAGATAGTAAGCATTGTCGTACACGATTCCACATGATTTATCTGCTGCTGCAAAGTTCACCTCATCAAACTGATCCTGTATTGGTCTGGTCATGGGTATGGTTTCGCCACTTACTTTACTAATAGCTACTCCAAGTCCCTTGGCAGGGTCTGTACCGGGTGACAAGACGATGACTCCATTATCAGATAGGAAGAATGTTTGTGGCCCAGACTGTGCGATTGATTTACGTGCCACACAACCATGCTGACGGGTAATCTCGTAGGTGTTAGCTGCGCTAGTTGTGGCAATGTTATTAATCATATGAATGCTATTACGCATAAACACGATTAATTGATCTTCCTGGTATGGAAAAAAGCCTACAAGAAAATCTGCACTTCCTTTATTGATTCTAAATTGTGAGTCAGCAGCGTAGTAATTATCTGTGTCCAACAAGTCAGACATGATAATGGAATAGTTACTATCTGTGGGTTGTGGAATGATTAAGCGATTACGAAAGAATACACCATAATCTGTGTTTGGACATTGTATGCGTCCAGCACCTGGGCTTGCATTTGCTTTAACTACAAAGTCATTGCTTACATCTCCATCCCATTCAAGTGGTGTTTTATTCTTACCACGAAACAAAATGAGTTTTTCTAATGCTTGCACGAAGCTCGCGCCATCTGCCGTGGCTACAACTTCACTGCCTGGATAATCAATGTCGATACCTGAGTTGTTCGCATTATTCCATAGGATTACTTTATCCTTGGTCGCAGCTACCACATATTCATTTCCTGTTGCAGGATCGGAGTAGAGTGTGGATGCAAAGACCATCTCATTTGTGCCATTGTAGCTAAGTGTTACTGCACCAGCTAGGAAATCTATACCTTTGCGCACTTCTGCGAGATCACCAATCAAGCGCATATTCTCGCTTGTCTGTACAAAGCCCGGTTCTAAACTTGTTGCTTCTTGGTACGAATCAATACCACGAAATCCACGATCTCCGTCTGTAAGAACTTGGTCATCTAATCTACCTGATGTGCGATAACGTGCCATTCACTTGTTCTTAATTTCTAGGTAGAGTTTTCTACCCATGTAAATAATTGTAATGACACCTGCGATGCATCCGAATAAATCATCCAGATGTGCTAGACCAAAAGTGGCAACTGTACCACTCATGCCAAGAATTGCAGTGCGATCTATCATCAGAATAGCCAATCTAATACGATGATACCAACGACAAGTGATGCAAATATGGTTATCATTTTAGCTTTTTTCGACATGTCCAAGAACTTGTCTTTTAGTAATTCAAGATTTCTCATTTCGGGAGGGTGGTTTTACGGGGAATGGTGCGCGAGTTTGATGTTTAATTGCTTCGGTTTGGGAGCATTGACGGGCAGTTCGTTTTGCCACGAAGATTGGAATGGCAAGGTAACCACCGAGTAATACTGCCGCTCCGATAAGGATCTTTTTTATGTAGGATGTGAATGCATCGAAGCCTGTTTTATGCTCGGCTAGACCAGCATTCAGCAAGGCATCGACATCGCCTTGTGTGATGGATTCTACGAGTTCTTTTTTCTCATCTGAAAGTTCGTAAATCCTAGAACCCGCATACGCAGTTCCCGCACCCAAAGCCGCACCGCCTGGACCGAATACTCCTCCGACAGCCGCACCGCCCACAGTTGCGGCGGGGGTGATGAGTGATCGCATGGAACATCCCGTGATGCACAACGCCAATAATAGTATGGCAGTGTAGATCATTCAGGTGGAGTATTGCCAGACCACTCAGCAGTTGCTAGAATAGTGAGCATCTCGGAATGAGTGTATTCGGTCTTGCCACTCAGAAAGGATGGTTGTTCGCCTATGTACTTCACAAAAGTTTTAGTGCCGTCTAGTGAGTATCTGCAATACTCTGCACTTATTTCTGCAACTTGGTCAAAGTCCACAATTCCTAATTCGTCTGTGTTTAATATAACAAATGTTTTCATATTATTATGGTATTGTTGTGCTGAAGGAAGGTGTTCCATTTATGGTACTTCCATCATTCGTTCCAGGGTTTGCGGCATTTTCAATATTTGTAATAGTATTACCATTAGACACTCCCCCAGAACCTGTGTCGCTTGCGTTATCTCCAAGCCTGTACCAATGCGTAAGATTACTCGACTGTGTGTAATTACCCCCGTTGCTTATTAAATTAATGGGAGTACCAGAATTGTATATTTGCCCTACATTACTAGCGTCCAATGTGGTTGAATCCCAAATAGAAACCTCATCGATGTTACCTAAAAAATCTTGTGAAGCTGCCGCAAAGTTTCCTATTCTAAAAGTATTCCCTGCCGTGGAGGATACAGCACTTGAGGATAGAGTAGCGGCTAATACCCCATTAAAGTACAATATTGAACTTCCCGAACTGTCATAAGTCACGGTCGCATTTATCCATTGATTCTCTCCAGGCAAAGTTGCACTTAAATTTCCATTCGTACCTAAGTGAACATAAAAGTTACCATCACTCCAAGGGTACATACCAATCGCTGTCGCTATTGGGCCTGCTCCTCCAAGTAACATATCTTGCCTAGCACTTGGACGCTTAAACCATGCGCTGATTGTAAAGTTAGTACCTGAATTTAAATTAGTTATGTTTCCTACTTCAATATAGTCATCAGTACCATCGAATGAACCGCTAAAACTATTATTTACGCCAATATTTGATGAACCGTCACTATTGTAAGTGCGCCAACTAGCACCGTCATAAATAATATATTTATTCGTATCAGTTTCAAAGTAAGCATCTCCTGTTGAGGGACTACCTGGACGAGTGGATGAAGTGGTTGATGGTATTGTAGCTGGCATAATTATTAAGAATCGTTGTTATAAATGTACCAAGCACTTCCGTTATAAATGTAAAAGTCATCGGTGTCCGTTCCAAATGCGATGTTAACTTCTCCGCTTGGATTGGTGGGTGTGCTTGCGAAAATGTTAGCTTCGGTGTCGCGTGTGGTTACATTGAAGGTAGCTACTGCATTTAAAAATGTTCCACTAATATTAGCAGTTGTAAAGCCACTCGAAGCTAAAGTAATACCTGTGACTCCAGCATTCGTTGAAGCTGGATTAGTAAGAGTAAAAGTAATAACAGTATCTGAGCCTGTTGGTACACTTTGACCGCCAGCAACTGTAAGAACTAAAGTACCACTTGACTGAGTCCATGCCCCACTTGATCCGAAGATTGATGCACCAGCACCTCCAACTGTTAATGATCCACTATCTGCTGTTTGTGATCCTGTGAGTCCAACTATAGTTAAAGTAGAACCAGCACTAATTGCGGTAGATGGATTAACTGTGAAAGTTAGAGTATTAGAGTTACCAATAGCAGTCTGCCCATTATCGAGAGTAGCAGTATCAAAAGTCTCAAGTGGTACAGGTGGTACAGTAGGACTGCCTATGACCCCCAACCCAAATGTAGGAAGAACGAACATTCTTAGGAAGCTGTGTCTCCAGCTAAGACAAACACATCATCAGCGTAGGCAACTAAACTTGCTACTCCAAACTGAGCATTAATCTTGGTGTGTGATTGTCTGTTGTTAATAGTTGTACCAGAAGCACTGAAGCTGACTTGACCAGCACCCTTCTGTACGAAACTACAATTAAACCCAGCACCTAGTCCGCTTGGAACTGTTACTGTAATAGCTGACCCATTATTAAGGACTACTACCTTTCCGGCATCTGAGGCTACGATAGTGTATGCAGTTCCTGTTTGATCGTTTAATGTAGCATCAAATCCAAGGATGGCAGTGCCTCCAAAATCTCCATCGGTAAGATCACCTGCATCTACTGTAACTGTACCCGTTCGGCCAGCAACTGATTGAACAGGGGCAGCGGCTACTAGGTTGGCAACTGTTACTTTTTTTGTTGTTGCAGTTCCGCTAACATCCACGATGGGTAAAACATCATCTGTTGCAGGTGTTGCCCCTAACGCTGGTAATGCGGTTATCTTTTTATTCATTTTCTAATTGGGTTAAAATTCAAATTCTAAAAAAAATCCATCCTCGGTTCGCAAAAATGCACCTGCCTGTGTAAGCAGTACAAGGTTTGGCACAGATGGAGTTCCACTTCCTGTGCCAGCGCGTCCTACGCTAAGATTAAGATCGAGTGTAAGTGCCATTAAATGTTGTACGCTATGACTGCACCACTTGTAAGTGTTATGGAACTTATGTTTCCATAGATGGCAGTATTTGCAGATAGAGTAGTTCCATCCTGTGCGTTGGTTATGTCTGACAAGTTTTCTATGTTACTTGTAATACTCGCAATGACTGTGTCTTCTGTTGCAAGAACTGCAAAGAATTTACCTGCGTGCGCAGCAGTATCATTGATATAAATTCCACCATTTAGTCCTAAACCTCGATATTCTGATGCCATAATGTTTGTTCCTTTTATGCCGAGCTAACGGCAGTTGTTCCGTAAGTAATAAATTCAACTGGTTGAGTTTGTCCTTCTTGTCTTTCGAGTTTGTCTAACTCGCTTTGTAAAATTGCTTCTGCTTGTTGGTAGATAACGTTTGCCTTGTCTTGCTGGCCGTCAGCGGAAAGCCAATCGCCCTGTGCGCCTATTACTGCGTACTCGCTAAAGATGTAGGGAAATACTGTTGAGTCGCTTGCGTAGTCTGGAAAGCCTGCCCGGTAGTGTACCCATACAGGTGCATTACTTGCTCGGTCTGGTAGAATTGCTTCTCCGTAATCTGTACTACCACTTGCGTCTGATATATTTCTAAATGCTAAATTGTGTGTGCTTCCACTTCCATAAGGGTCATTCTCAGTTACCCGAAATATCTCACTTATCGTTGTTCCAAAATCGATGTAGGACAACATGCTTGCAGTTGCAGTTGCGCCACTTCCTGCACCACCTGTAAAGCTTACTGTGGGTGTGCCTGTGAAAGCCGTGCCATTGTTGGTCACTGCAATTCCATTTACTTCTCCGTCTGCATTAATAGTGGCAGTAGCTGCTGCTAAGCTTCCACCTCCACCTGCAAAAACTACTGTCGGTGCAGATGTATAACTTGCTCCTCCATTACTTACTTGTACGCTTCGTACTCGAAGGTCTGGGATAACTTGTGAGATGACCGAGTTGAATGGCCATGCAGTACGATCCCAGGCTAGCTTGCCAAATCGATTAAAGCTGCGTACGGCAGCAGTTGTTTCAGCAGTAAGAAAAGAATCCACGCCAACCATACTTACTAGGTTGGACAACATGGTGCTTACTGCTATTTTCCTCATGCGAAGCTTGGTTCGTTAAAGCCTCCAGATACGAAGGTCTTCTTGGTAAATGATTTTGCTTTAAGATGTGGGTTGTCACGAAAGAACTCATTAGTGAATTGCTTATCGCCCCAACATCCTTGCTTGTCTTGATGCCAGCGAAAGTATTCGCGTGCAGGTATTGTACCTTTTAACTGACCTAGTCCCTCGACTTGTCCACCTTCTCCATTCTCTTTTCCACACTCAAGCTCACGCTTCTTTGCTTCGTACTTTTCAAGGTCAACTTCGTAACGAAGGTGCTTCTCTAAGTTCTTCATAAATTGCGAACCATTACCTTGAGATGGTTGCCACTTGGGTATGAATATTTCTGCCATAATAAAAAGATGTGGAAAAGGGAGTAGCCCGCTACGCAGACTACTCCCCAAATCCTAATTGCAATTAAGCAAATTGACCTAAATCAACGATACGTAATCCGATAACAATTTCTCCGGCAGTAGCTGATGCAATCGCTGCATCTGTTACTTCCAAGATAATTGAAGCTGCGGTGTTTGTTCCACCAACGGGTTGTGACTGACCATCTGTGAATGCAT